TCTCAAATGACTCAAGTACTCTCTTCATCTCATTTATAACTGGGTCATACGATACCTTTTTCCACATAACTCTCGAGTACGCATGCATAGCTACAAATACATCATTCTCTCCAGGAAGTATATTTTTACTCTCAATTGTAGGAGGCGCAAATACCTTAGCAGGTCTAACACCTACAACTTGTCCAGCTGCATTTGTAACGCTTCTGGCCAGGTCTGTACCATTCTCTATATCGCTCATAGCTTTACGTATAGCTGCATTTAATTTACCTTTAAACGCTCTATACTGTCTTCTGCTTAACAGTGTAGCTGTTTCTCCATCATATATGAATTCATCATCGAGTGCTATCTTCCCTACAGACCTATTTTCAGCAAACCTAGCCTTCGCATATTCTTTCGCTTTTTCAATAGCATCTTTAATATTCCTACCTACAGCTATTACTTCAGTTTTCGTCTTAACCTTTCCATTATCATCAACTACCTTAAATGTTTCAGTAACACGAATATTACCCACCATCATGTGAGTGATATAATCCTCGTCTCCCCATGTACTTATATCATTAAGAGCTTTGAAATAACGAGAGAAGGAGTTCATAAAGGCGCGTTTTTCCTTAGCTGTTTTCAATCCAGCATCATTAATTATAGTTGTTAATGGCTTGCCTCCTTTAATAAACTCATCAATTATAGATACATGTAATGAGTTCATTGACGCTCTTTCTTCATTAATGAGATGCTCCTTATACCTCTCCCTCCACGCATCAAATACTTGACGTATATCCTTATACGTATCAGCAACTTTACGATCACTATAGTTATCAATGTAATCAGCAATATGTGCTTTAACTGTCTCATCAATATCTTTTGCCGTATACTCAGGATTCATCGACAGCTTTTTTCTCATTACTTTGCTGAACTTCTCAATCTTAAATCCAAGCTCTGTAACTTCTTTAATCTGCTCGTCCGTTAACTTATCCTTAAGTCTATCAATAAGCTCCGATTCCTTTTCAGTATTATATTTAAACCAAAGCTCAGCTTCTATTATCCTATCGGCTATATCCCTTGCCTCTTGCGGAAAATGCTTAGTTGTAGGAAGCGACCCACTATGTAACCAGCTCGATGCCCAATTTATATCATCAGGTATATTATTAGTAATGCTTATAAACTCATCGTCAACTCTTTCCTGTATGGTCTTCATATTATGGAAAGCTCTTTTAGCTCTCCATCTATTATACGCCGCTACAAGCTCATTATGTATCTGCTGAAAGCCCATAAAGTCGAGAGTTTGACCAGCTCCTCTAACTTCTTGCACCTTAGCCACATATGATGCCATCTGATGAAGTTGGTCGACCCACTTATTATACGATATAACATCACCTCTAAACTGTTCCTTCAAGAGTTCACGAGGATTCTCAGATACATAGTCAATCATTGAGGACAGCTGTTTACCTATATTAACTATATCACCACTCGCAGTATGATAAAACCTGTTAATATCAGCAAGCATTGTCTTTGTAGCATTGAGTACATTTGATGTATCCCTTGGTATAGCTTCAACTTGTTCAAGTGTCTGAAAAAGCTGATCTGCCTGTATTATACTTTCTGTTACCTTATTATCAAGGTCATCTTTATTAACAATCATGTACCCTATATCTTTATTCCCTCTAACTACATAATTATCAGCATCATCCTCAAGATTTTCAAGCGCTAGAGCTGCAGCTTCAGGTGTATCGTATATACCTTCTGTTATAGCTTCAACCTGATCAGCTGTTGGCTTTACCTTCTTAACAGCTTTCTTCTCTCTTTTAATTTCTTCCTTCTTTTCCTTCCTTTTCTCAATGATCGCCTTACGTTTCGACTTAGGCTTTTCCGAAGCCAGTAACTCAGCTGCGTGTACAGTTCCTTGAACGAGTACTTTTTCATTAACAAACTTAGCAGCTTCCTTCCTATTATATACATTACCTTCTTCATCAACAAAGACATTAACCTCTTCATCAGTGTCGCCAAAGCTATCCCATCCTTCAACTTTTTCATCTTCGACAAGACGACTAGCAATAGTTCCATGTACCTCTCCAGGCTTTCCTTTGTATATTTTACCTTCCTTTGTTCTTATTGCAGGCGTTAACTTCTTTACACTCGACTCGCTTGTTTTTGATTCTGTCTCAGATAAAGCTTCTTCAATAGCCGCCTCAAGGCCTGTTTTCTCAATCGCAAAAAGCCCTTTAACAACTTCGCCTATAGCAGCTTCCTTTCTATTTTTAATAGCCCTTTCTCTTCTTTTTGTCGGCTTTGCTTCTGAAGCGATTTCTGTCATTGATACAAGTGGCTTACCCTCATCAGCCGACTTCGGTAGGTATTCATTGGGTATAGGTATACCAAGTTCTACAGCTTTATCAATAATAGGATTATTAATATCACCTTCAGCAAGGGCTGACGCTGTATCTTCAAGTGTCCTTCTTTTATTAATATCAAATGGTATCTTCTTCGTCTCTTCAATACCATACTTTTCAGTATACAGCGTCAGCATCCTTTTGCCTATCTCAGCTGTTTTTGCAACTTTATCTTTATCCGAGAGAATTGAATTTTTCAATTCACTTGTTATTTGTGGTGTAGTTTCTGTCTCGTTCCCTTGTAACCCTTCCTCCTCGCTGCGTTGTATATTCTCGCCGCTGACTTCTGTGCCTGCTTTTTGCTCTTTCCCTTCTTCAAGAAGTTCCTCAGTAACGCTTCGTACATCTCTGGCATTTTCCGCCTCCTCACTTTTTGTGACTACCATATTATCTATCTGCTCATTAACCTCATCAGTAGTCGCCTCTTTATATTCATCAAGTGCTATCTCCGCATTAAGTGCATCTATTGACGCCTTAACAACATCCTCACTAACTTCCTGAATCCTACCTTTGTTTCTTGTCTTAGGGCCTTTCTGCGCTACAACAGTTGCTTTTTCAGCTTTCTTCTTATTAACAACATTCTCAACTATCGGTTTAGCTTTATTAACTTGCTTAACTTCCTTATCACTAATTACATGAGCTACGCCTCCAGTCATTGCTGCTTGCAAAGCTGTTACAATTCCAGTATGCTTCAACTGTTTTAAAAGATCTTCTTGTGGAAGCAGGTCACCTTTCTTCCCATACTTCTTCGCTACTTCATTAGCATATTTATTTGCAAAGTATTGTGATACTGTAGTTAATTCCTCCCCACTAAGCTCACCTATTTCAGTAACTCCAAGCTTCTTAATAAGGAAGTTCTTCAATGTATCCTTTACAGGCTTGCTAACCTTATTGCCTCCAAGCAGTCCAAATACCTTAGCTGTTAATAGATCACTTCCTATTTCGCCTGCAACTTCAGCAGCTCCAGACATTAGAGCAAAAGGTCTTATTTCGTTTCTCGCTACTTTTATTTCATCCTCAGACATGCCTGCATCTCTCAATGCATCAGTAGCCTGGTTCATAAACTGATAATACTGCTTCTCTCCAAACGTAACGCCTTTACCAAATATGCCCCTGCCTACTGTCTGCACCTTTCCTTTTCCGCCAAGAGCTCTACCAGTAGCATACGCAGTTCCAATAGATTCAGCGCCTGACTCAATAGCTTCAAGTGCATACTGATCTCCTTTAGCTTTAGGCCTTACCCACTCACGCATATAATCAAGAAAGTCCATAGCTGATTCAGCACCTGGAACGCCAGCAAGTGCAGGTGTTACAACTATATTTTCAACAGCTCCATAAAATCCAGATGCTATTGAACGAGGAATATCAGTAATAGTACGTTTGCCAGCTGCAAGAGCAGGGTGCCTTAATTCCCACTCTGTATAGCCTGGGTCTTGGCTAATTAAATCCTTCGGCTTGATACTTTTTGTTGCAGGTTGTACACCACTATATCCAAGTTCACTTGCCATAGATACAAATGGGTCTTCCTGCTGATTTCGTTGATCTTGTTGAATAGGCATAAAAGGCTGAGGTTTATAACCAAGCTCTCCAGCTACGCTTTCAAACTCATCCATTACTTTCCTCCTACAGCTTTCTCATATGCGTCTCTCAACTCTTCAGGAGTTGCCGGTCGTCCAAGTTTGTTTTTAAGTTCAATACCTACAGAACGAAGCTTGTTCATATCAACTTTTTTCTTAGTCGTTACGTCCTGCTTTACATTTGGTGTCTCTTTAACATCAGGCTCAGGATACCCTTTGCCTGCATTTAGACTTGCAGCTATTTGATTACTTCGCTTCCTAAATTGCGCCTGAAGTTCAGGTGTAGCATAGCCGAGTAACATAGTTCTTGCTTGTCCTGCTTTCATAGGATCTTCAAGCATACTCATTATCTGCTGAAGCTTAGCAGCAGCTGCTGGGTCTTTCTGACTATTTATATATGACTGCCTTAAAGCTGGAAGCATTTCAGCGAAAGCCATTTCATCTCCCTTTGTTGTATTACCTACTTTAGCTTTTGTGCCTTCATCACTTTCTCTTGCAGTTATATTCATTTCCCACTTCTTCACACCTGTCTCTTTATCGACTCCGTATACTTTACCAGCTTCTTTGTCAGTAACCATAGTTGTATTTGGGTTCTGCTTTGAAGCTTTAATAATATCAGAAAGGATAGCTTCGCCTTTCTCAGCTCCAAGACCCTCAAGTAGTGGAATCATTTCGTCTGATACAAACGCTGGCTTCTTGATAGTTACATCTTTCCACCCACTTATAGTGTCATTCCAGAACTTTGTCTTTTGTTCTTTTTCTTTCTGCTTAAATGCAATATCACCGATTAATGCTTCTTTATACTGCTTATCAATATCTTTATACTTCTCATTCGTGAGTCTTTCTGTCTCACTAAGGCCAACTTTATTTATGTTCTCAACTTGTGCAGGCGTGAGACCTCTTGTGTCAGCTTGTGTAAATCCTTCCATAGGCTTTTTACCTGCTGCTATATTCGACAGCATTTTGGTCATAGCAGTATCAAGTTGCTTTCCTGCATGATATTCAGAAGCTGCAGCTCCAGCAGCACTAAGGCCCTTCAACCTAGGAGAGCCGCTTAATAATGCACTACCTATTTTACCCATCTCAGCCCAGAAGCCAGGATTGTTATACCACTTCACAGGCTCCTGCTCCTGTCCTACAAGCGGCTGTTTTACTATTGAAGCTTGTGCTTGATCATCCTGCTCAAGTGGATAAGGGCCTGAATAAGGTTTTATATCATTAGGGTAGTTAGAAAAGATGTCTCCATAAAAAGCCATATAGACCTCCGTTAAACAAAAGCTAACATTTTAGCTATATTTTCAATAGGATTATTTATACCTGCATACTTTTCGCCTGCCATAGCTACCCAGTTCTGTACTGGATTAGCCCAATACTGAAATGCAGCTGGCCATGTCCTGAAGTAACCTTCAACATCACCTTGCTTTGCGTAAGCATCATTAATTTCTTGTAACGTTGCTTTATCACTACCAAATAAGGCAAGTGCAAGTGGGTCATTCATACCTTGGCCTGTAAATAAGTTACCTGTCCGTACAAATCCTTCATCACTCGGATTCTCACCTTCAGGATGGGCAGCATACCAAGCTGCATCTCTATTCTGATATTCTCCAGTTTCTGGATTAACAAACCTGTTTAAATTATGCTTTGAAGCCTCAACTTCAGCAGCTGTTATAGCAGCTATTATAGCACCAATACCAGTGGCACCTAAGCCAGCACTAGCACTACCTCCAGCAGTCGCACCAGCTTCAGCTCCAGTAGCTGCAGCTGTACCAGCTTCACCAGCGGCAGTAGCTGCGAGTCCTGCCTCTGTACCAGCCATAGTTCCTTCAGCAGCAAGAGCTGCACCGAGCTCAGTACCAGTTGTCGCTGCTTCAGCTGCAATTGCAGCTTCAGCTCCTTCAGTTGCTGCTATACCTGCCTCAGTGCTAGCAGCTGCAGGTTCAGCTGTTCCCATTATAGCTGCTTCACTTGAACCAGGTGGTACATATGATGGCATGCTTGTTATTTCGGTTGGAAGTGCATTAATTGCCTTCATTGTCTGAGCTGTATCATACTGATTATAAAGCTTTTTAATAAGTTCAGCAACTTGCTTCACCTGCTTTATTGTATTCACTGTGCTATTTTGCTGACTTGGCCTTTGCTGAGGTTGAGCCTGCTCGACATTTTGAGTAGGTGTTGTATTCCTATACAAAGGCCTACTTGCTTCTTCATTTGCCTGCTTTACATTACGCCTATGTCTAAGGTCTCCATAGTTATCAATATTAGCGTATGTTGACATAGGTACTGTATAGTAAGGTGAAAAGGTTCCCATTATTCCTCCTATCCAAATGCTCCAGCAACTCCACCAAGTACTGCGCCACCTATAGAGCCCCAGTTACCACCAGTAACTTCATTAAACATACTTCCTATAGACGCACCAGCCATAACTCCACCGAGTACTGATGATACAGTAGAGCCAGATCGCTCACCAGTACCTTGAGCAACAGCGTGACCTCCACCAGCACTACCGAGCATAGATGCGGCATACTGTGTTAATTCAAGTTCCCACTTACGTCTTGCAGCTTGAATCCTAAGATTCTCATCTGTTTCTTCTTTTTTAGCTACAATCTTCATACGAAGTGCATCAACAAGTGACTGTGTTAAAGCTCTTTTATATTCAACACCTTGTATGAAGAACTTACCTAGCATTTCAGCAAGCTGCATGTTTGCCTGATGTACTTTAAACTGCGCATCAAGCAGCGTGACAGACATGTTTGCTAGTATCTTATTCCTATCACTCCACTGCGCCAGCTTTAGGTCAGACGTGAACTTAGCTACATTACGTGCCTCTTCAGCTGCTATTAATGCAAGACCTACAACATAAGCAGAAGACATAACTGCATTAATATCCCTCATTCCAGCTTCAAATGTAGGTATTACCTTAGCCTCAGTATCAGCATGCACAATAGCTCCAAAGGCTGAAGCAGCTGATGATATTGCTGAATCATCAAGCAGTGTTGCGTCAAGCATTGATTTGACAGATGATATGTTTGTACCTATTGTCGTAACAGGATTAAAAGCTGTAACATCTTTTGCGTTGTTAAAAGCTGTTGATACGGCTGATATATCAAGTTCACTATCATGAAATGATAATATAGCATTACAAAAAGCATTTAATGCAGCAAGCATACCATCAATATCTGTATCAGGGTCATAAGCAGCAGCTGATGAGTAAGGATTATTAGCTCGTGCTGTGTCTATGTAAGTATCAACGTCGCCAAGCCATGTTTGATGCCAGCTTTGTACATACGCCGCATACTGTATTATGTGGTTAGGGTTAGGTGGATAACTATCTCCTCCTCCTCCGCTCATATCATACCTCCAGAGTTAACAAGCGGTAATCTGAGTTTCCGCCTGCTTCTTTTACACACCTTATAACAAATGGATTTGAACTATATGCTATAATAGTTTTACATCCTTTTCCAAACGCATACTTCCTAACAAGATCTAAACACTGCATTAGCCCGTTTTCAAAAAGGAACTTAGTATGTCCCCAAGCTGCGTAAATCAGTAGATGCTTCCCTGAATCCTCTATATTACCTACAACAGCCAGTACAACCAAGCCGTATATAAATATTTCACCTTGTATAACTTTAAAGAAAACGTGGCACTCGAGTGTGCCTGCAAGTAAACACTCAAGAACCCTTGTCATTCTATCAGGAGTCTCAGTAGGTGACGATAAAGGAGGAAGTGACATCTCAATAGGCCCTTTTAATACATTCCAGTTCTCAGCTATAGCTTCAACTCTCAATTTAAGCATGCGTAAAGGAAGTGTCGAATCGTATCCATTTTCACAGGTTCGCAGGTTCTGCATGAGGCCCCCTTATAAATCTTTTATCTTGCATTTTATAGTGAACAATGATGGAATCAAGTTTGAAGTCAGTATAACTACTGTCAATCAGATGTATTTGAAACTCCATACCTGATACCTGAGGAGTAGCTATACCGTGTTTGTTAACTGTCTTTAGCCTGCTAAGTGCAAACGCACCGTTGTTTGCGTATTTATAGTACACACCGCACCTAGCTGTTATTGAAGGTATATTAGTTTCAACTGCTTGTATCATCTTTATAGATCTTGTATTTATGTCAAAGCTATTTGTGGTAATATAGGCACTAATGTCGCTATTATCATATGTTACACCTACAAGTATGCCACCTACTCTTGCGATTCCTGCCGGTGATTGGAACACTTCTGACAATCCTGCTTCGAGACGGAAGCACCTATTTCCGTCAGATATATAAAAAGCCTGCAACATAGGGTCAAAAGTAATAGAGATATTATCATCCAGGAGGCCAATATAATTAGTATAACCAAGTATGGTATTTTTAAGATTAGCGTCAAGAATATGCATACGATTATAAGCATCAATAAATAAATGAACTTTATCATCGCCAGCTACAAAGCCCTTTCCAGGTATTCCATAACCTGCTATTATATCCTTCCCGAACGTAGTACCAGATGGAAATAAGTATGATATAGCATCAGTTCCGTAAACAACTACACCCTTACCTAACTTTTTAACTTTAACAATCGTGCCTCTTGAGTCAGTTGGTGCATAACCTCTCACATTTTTAATATCAGGCGTCAGCAACTGTGTCAATGTAGCAGCACCTATATCGCTCCACGCTACAAAGTTACGCATGCCAGCTCCAAGGTTGCCAGCTATAAGCTGCCCGTTAAAGTCACATACTGTCCCTATAGTATGACCTATACCATACTCTGGAATATATGAGCCAGTATCAGTATCCCTATAAATAACAATATTGCCATTTACAAATACTTGATACAAGCCGAAGTCAGCCATGTCCCATAGGTCATTTTCAGTTATACCTGTTATTACTTCTGTGCAAGTATAGCTATCATCAACAGTATATAATGCAGTGCCAGTAGCTATAACTATCCCATTCTTCGTATTAAATACTTGCGGATATGGCCAGCTACAATCCGGCAAGCCATTAAACACATTTGATATAGCTTCGTATGGAAGTATACCATTTTCAGTTATTCTCACATTGTAAGCTGCTATCAATCCAGGCTCATTACATGCTATATTTTCTCCTTTCATAAGCCCGACTTTTAATCCATCAGTAAACATGAATGTATACTCACGCATACTAACCTTCCATCTCGTTTATTCCGTATACTTCTTCTTCAACTATATCCATGTTCAAAGGTACTACAACCCTATCAATAGCAGCCTCCCAATCCTTAGCCCCTTCTGTATTCCTATATGTCTCCTCTAGTATCATCAAAGCCATATGGACTAATGTGAGAGGATGGTTTATAGACCAGAAGTTCTCATCAATATCGTAAGTTAAAGGGTCACTATAAAACTCACCTTCGACCTGTATAGTACCTTCAACCTCAGGAGGAGGTGCTATGAGTATTGTTCTATATTCAGAAGCAGCCATTGTCGGCCTCCTATGTTGTTATCCAGATGTTACTACCCGAGCCGACCCAGGTACTATTGCCTATAAATACTACCCTAAGCTCAGCTCTCGTTGTTTCCTCACAGTATATAGTTCCGCCAACTGTCGAATCATTGATAGTATCTCCATCCGCACACTGTATTGTTACTTTACCAGTGCCTACTTTTATAATATGATAGTTGACAGATATAGCTGTTATGTCGCTGACGTCTGGGAGTGTTAATGTAACATCACTCGAGCCGTTGTTAACTATGATAAATTTACCACTCCATGAAACTTCCAGTGTTGTATCTGCTGTCACTATAACATAGTCAGTAGGCGAAGTTGGTGAAGTAGGGCTATCATAAAGAACATCATCAAAAGCGAATGGCTGATTAAACTCAGCCGGAACAGCAGAGGCAGGAACATGTCTGGCATTTATAGGATAGTATACAGCCGGCGTGTCTTTTGTAATGCTTGACTTACTCTGTGAATAATATTCCTTTATTTCGTTTTGTGAGTCAGCCTTACTCAGTCTAACCTTATCACCATCACTATATAGCCATACCTCATTTATAGACCTACAGTATGGGATTGGTATAAGTATCTGTCCAGCTAAATAATCAACAGTATACCTACCTTTACTATTACCTCCAAATAGCTTCCTATCAAGTCTTTTCGAAGCCTCATTTATGATATCATCTGGCTTCAAAACACTATCCTCAGCTGCGAGGTCAGCCCTACCTGATAGTTCTATAAACAGTGACCTTATTTGACTTAAGTTCATATCTACCTCTTCATTAATGGGGAGAGAATTGAAATTTTCAATCCTCTCCCGATTATACTACGTTAAGCCGTTGTTGTTGCCAAAGCCGTTGAGACACATGAAGGTATCAGGGAACTGAAACTCGAAACCAGCCTCAGTCAGATACTCCTCATTGGTAGCGTCAACTCGGCCATAGTTAGTACCAGGTGCAGCCTGCATCTTCTCCCCTTCGCCATAAAAGACAGTGTCGTCAATATAGCGGAACTTCATGTTCTTCGGAGGGAAGATAATAGCCATCTTCCGAGTAGACAGCTCCTGGCTCATAAGTGGGTGGTTTTTGAAGTAGATCGTCCCAAATGGAGTTTTCCACTCTACAACAGCGAGACCGTAAGATGTGGTCATAGGCGTAATGTCAAGGTGAGAACCGGCACGTGCAAGCTCATTTATGGCAAGTAGCACGCCAGAGCCACAAAGTGCAAGACGATCAGCAGTACCAAAGCGGAACAACTGCTCAAGCATAGCATTGAGCCAAGCCTCTCCGCCGCCGTCATCAGTCCACTTCTTCCCAGCATAAGACGCATTGAGGTCGTAGCTGTTGTAATTCGCAGGAACATTGTTCCTGATAAAGCTGAGAATACCCTGTGTAGTACGCTCAGGCTTCCCACCAGAACCAGTGTTCTCAGTAGGAATTCCCCAGATAGCAGCTTTTTCAAGCTCAACACCATGAAGTTCGAGTGCTTCACGTTTCGCTTCCTGATATGCCTGAGCACCACGAAGCTTTGTTTTGCGCGCAGTACGTGTGATGCTGAGCGGCGTTCTGAATATCTGCGTGTAATTGTAGTACTTCACGGGGTCGTAGCTGATAGCAGAAGGCATAGCAGCACCTTCCTCATTAATATTGCCAACTATAATGATGCGATCAGCAGACGCAAGTGTGTGACCACTTGCACCGAGGACAGAGTACGAATTGTCGTCAGCTTCTAGAATCGACACTGTTAAGTATGAGCTTGCACCATTCAAAGTACGTGCCGTAACTTTGCCAACAACGTCGAGATATGGATCGCTATCATCACGCATAACTACCTGATGGCCTACCCTAAACTCCTTCGCAGTAGCTTCAGCCATCTTTACATAGACAGTCGTACCTGCGGGCGCGCCAGTACCACCGTCAGGATATGAGCCACTATAAGCAGACGACAGACCGCTATTGAGGTAGACACCTGTAATAGCTCCAGACTGATCTGGAAACTTTTTCGTCCACCAGTTAAACTCTGGGTCATCAACTGCTTCTTCACCCATCTTACTCATTATAGCAGTAAGTGGCATATCGCCATTAGGATAAAGACGAAGAAGCATTTCGCGCCAGCTTTTAGGCCTCTGATCTGTTACCCAATCACCTGTTCCTCTCATCCCAAGAAAACCAGCCATAGTAATATCCTCCGTTTAAATAATTTCTTTTTGGTCTACAATCCCTTGAATTCTCGCAGGACTGTTACTATGCACCTTAGTAAAAGGTGCTACATCTTTTGTCACTATTGACCCTACTCCAACTACGGCATTCTGACCTATTACAACACCTGGCAATACAAGCACGCCAGCTCCAAGTCTTGCTCCGTAGCAAATCCTATAGCCATTTGGTACAAATTCTTTGATATGCCTTCTCTGATGGAGCATATCATTGTCGTTGCACCCTATAAAACCAGGAGCTATAAATACTTTATCTTCAATAATAGCTCCTCTTGTTATGTGACACTGCGCATGAATCAAGCAGTCGCTACCCACAATACAATCTCCTTCAAATACAGTAAGGTGACCTATTACAGTGCGATCACCTATAATAGTATTTGGGCGCATAACTACATTGTGTCCTATAAAGCATCCCTTACCTATCCTACATCCCTCCTCAATAACTGCCGTACTCGAAACCCTTGTTCCTTTACCTATTTTCACACTCTTATGTATCAGCTCAGACATGGCATAAACTCCTGTATATATCAAGCATTCTTCCTGCAGTCTCCTCAATATCAGGTATTGGGCCAACTTCCCTTGGCTCTCTTTTTCCTTGAAGGATGTCAAGAAGCTCATCTGCTTGCTCACGTTGGTCTCCTTCTTTTATCCAGTAGTCAGCAAATATATTCCCGCTATATGATATGACAGGAGTTCCAAGTGATCTAGCCTGAAGTGACATCATATTGTAGTCACCATATTCAACAGGACTATAATAATAGTCAGCAGCACAAACATACTGTTTGAGCTGGTCGTGACTAAATTTTGCTGGGCTTATGTATATAGTATACATAGCTGTAGTCATATAGGCTAGCGGTATCCACCATCTATGCTGATCATAAGGTACATTTGTAAAGTGAGCCCTAGCAGTTGGTATGTGTTCAACTATGTAAGGCCACATGAACATAAGGTCGATAGGCCACTTACACGCATGGCAGTTCTCACTTGTCAATATAGCAGGACTTCCAGCTAATAATTTCTGCTTTGCTACCGGCATCCAGTATTTGGTATCAATACCTAGTGGAATACAAAAAACTGGCGCACTGGACATGCGTTTAAATATGAACTCCTGTCTAGGCCAGAATGTTACTACTGCGTCAGCGCGTCTTAAGTAGTTTCCCATAAGGGCTAGGCTATCGCCTACACCATATGTCCCAGTCAGGCCTGCACGTACTGACTCTTCAAATACGTGTTCAGGAGCTCCGTGTTGTACTGCTACAATACTACGCTTTGTACTAAACAGAACGCTATCTGGTATGTGCGAGTGAATAACGTGTACGTCTACGTCGTCAGCGCCAACCCAAGTATCAGGTGCGTTAGTGTTACAAACAACAGACTCGATTCCTAAGCGACTTTCTGTCTTACTAATACTTATAGCAAGATCAGAAAGTCCAGAACCGTTAAGAAATGTCCAGTGCGCTACTCTCATAAACACTCCTACAGACCATGTGATGCCAGCTTTGAATTAATTGTGCTTATCAAAGTTGACTGAGCTGTGTGCAAACTATTAGCAGCTGATAACGTCGAACTGTTGTTTGCACTCTCAGTAGCCATATACGACGTAAGTGCTGATACAGTTGTACTATCAACAGTACTAAAGCGCGATACAATAGAACTGTCAGCAGACACAGAAGCAGAAAGTACAGAACTGTTATTTATACTTTCCCGAGAAACTAATGACGTATCTGCAGATACACAAGTAGATAAGTTTGCACTTATTACAGTACTCTCTCTAGTCACCACAGATGCGTCAGCTGATACTGCAGTTGATAAGTTCGTGCTATCAGTACCAGACAGACGAGAGAACAACGAAGTGTCAGCAGATACCTGAGACGACTTGTTTGTACTATCGACTGTTGATAGTTGTGTTATGGTACTTGTAATAGCTGAATTAGCAGCGCTTATACCGGCAGATGCGCCCACACTCGTAGCTTTACTCGACCCAGCAGATGCCCCAGCGCTAGCTGCTGCAGAGCCAGCTGCGCTAGTGCCAGCTGACGCACCTACACTTACAGCTGCCGATACCTCAGCCGATTGAAGTACTGTATCGTTACGAAGAGCATTAATACTATTATCTAATCCCATTGTAGCCTCCTATTAAGTTTCTACGGCCTCAAGCATCTCGGATATTTCCTTTTCTATCCCAGATAGCTTGATTACCTTGTTATCCGGCGTCCTAACATGAGCGGCTCTATCAGTGTTAGGCGGCCTTCTACGCTTATCATTATCATCCTTTGCTTTGTCAGCAGCTTGTGCTTTCAATTTAAGTCTCCTTCTAACTTCACCAATATCCTTATCACCGTCGCCACCTACGAACTTAAGTACATCGTCAAGTGTCCAGTCTGGATGCTCCGAATGTACTTCATCAATAACAGCACCAACCACCTTACCATGAGGACGAAGATCAGGATGCTCCTTGTAAAAGTCAGCTGTTTTCTGATACAAATATATAGACTGAGAAACTATACCAGTTGTGACTTTTGGAAGTGCACGAAGTACAGCTTGTATTGCATCAGTCTGAACCTGTTTTAACAAGTTGTTGAATTTACTCCTATCTTCAACAATGGCGTCAAACTCACCATCATCCTTTACATACTCAGACACAAGGTCCTTTTGAACTTCCGCAATCTGCTTCTTAAACTCTTCATCTTGTTCTTTCTTTATATCCTCTTCTGTCTTGCTCTTATTACCAGCCGCTTTAGCTTTCTTCAGCTCTTCTATCTCCCTCTTAAGCGCCTCAAGTTCAGAAAGAAGATCTTCCTTACCATCTTTACTATCTTCGCTAGTATCATCTTCGATATCGGAATCAGCCTGCTTATCGTTATCGCCATCTTTTTTATCCTGCTTATCATCATCTTTAGCTCCATCTATTCCGAAAGCTTCCATCATAGATGCGATATCAGAAGCCTGGCTATCGTGCTCATTAGTCACTTCACTACTTCCCTTATCTCCACCTACACCATTATTTTCTAACATATCAAACCTCCTTATTTATTTTTATCGTTCGCTGCTTCTTTAGCATCTAACTCAGCTTTCAAATTATCGTACTGATCTATTATGAATCTTGGAAGATCAAGAATGAACCTAAGCTCCTCAATCCTGCCTTGATGAACTCGCATTGTTTCTATATCAGCATTCTGATCTTCAAGATCATCTCTAGCAGCGTATATTCTATACTTCAACGTATCTGATATATACCTCCACACTTCGTTATGCTCAAAACTTCGCAACTCTTCAATACGAGGAAGATTTAAGCTCAGATACGACGTGTCTGACATATTATCGTAGTTACTTTTCTTCCTACGTAACCTTAATGGATTTAGCATATCTTTTATCTGTATCTTCATGATATAGGCACCATATTTCCTTTCTGTACTTCTGCTTCAACCTCTTCATTCTGCATAGTAGTTATAGTAGCTCCTCCACCCTTTTTCACGAACTCATTAAGGTTTTTAGCTCCAGTCATACGCGCAAGGTGTTTGAATATACGAACTACATCAAACCCAGCACCTACTGCAGGATTAGCAGCGACAGTATTAAATATCTGTTGCCATGTTTCTACATAATCACCTCTATCAACAGTTCCATCACTTATAACAATATCATAGTTAACAAGTACGTCATTTGGAGACACCTTCATACCATATGAAACTCCAAATTCTTCCTCAAGTTCCTGTTGGTACCTGCCAATTATGGATATGTATGTATCTGAGTCAAGAAACTGTTGAGTATTAGATGCAAACTGATATGCCATAGGGTGCATTGTCATTAAGCTGATTATGCGTGCAGCTTTGGCAAGACGTGATACAGCACCGCTATTTGTAAACCTGCTCTCAGTAGCTGAACGCCTTTCAGAGCCTCCTCTCATAATTCCCATTAAAGAGTCAACAGCTCCAGTTGACCGCTGAGCTACATCCATAACAACTTCAGCATCGTTCATATGACTTCTTGTTACATCTGCAACAGCAAGCTGCTTCACAGCGTTTTCAACACCTCTTCCCCATACAGCCCTTCTTGTCCTGATAAGCTTTCCAGGACCAGGCTTCCTCAAGTCATCCATGTTTATAAGGTACGGATCAACAATAAGCATATCATTAATAGCCTTGCGTATATTAGCAACATGGCTTGTAAAAAGGAAGTCAAGTATTTCTTGTAGACCGTATACTATTTCAAGACTGCTAACAGGCATTAATGAGTAGCCATCATAATTAGGTGCTGCTACTGTAATAGGATACTGATTATGGTCAAGGTCAAGCTTGCTTGCCTCAAGTAGTATAGAATCACCTGCGAGTCTGAACAGCCACTTCTCAGGATATTTCTCTTTACCGAGCTTCCATTCTTGAGGTATTAGATTAACTATCATAACAAGCTCATCAACAGGCGACACTATGTCATCATTACTTGCAAGTCTCGACTCGCCTCCAAACTTTGTTTCTCTTCCTGCCGATTCTTCAAGTATGCTTGATCTTCCATCTATATGTTTCACATACTGTGCATTAAATGACCTATCGTCATATTGCTCGAGTGACATCAGCTCTGTATAATTGGTTGAGTTGAACCAGCCGCAGAATGAACCTCTTTGTGGGTCGTGTATAGGTACTGAAGGGTCTGGAAGGTATTTATACGGGTCTATGTTTATAAGGGCGTTGCCTTCAAACAGCATCTTTTTAATACGACTCTTCGATCCAGACGCGTCGAATATAGTAACGCTTCCAAACTCCTCACGCCAGTAAGGAGACGATACGCCAAAGCCGTACACAAAACTATCCCTAAACTGTGTATGAAGGTTTAAAGCGACACTGTTCCTTAAACATTGTGCCTCTATTATTTTTTCAAGTATCGCTACACCTATTACATCCTCACTTGAAAACGGATTATACTTAAATATAGGCATGTCGAAAAAGGCAGTAACCATATATGAAAGTATTGTCTCAAGTGCAGCGTAGCTATATGGAACAACTACAGCAACAGGCTTATTGTCCTTCTCATCCTTACTTTTTTCAATCTTCTCTTTGTCACTCAACGTAATATAAGCAGTAAGTGTATGGTCTATACTCCTCCAGTATGGATGACGTCTCTTCATTACATCATATGACGTCCTAGCGTATGTAATGAGGTTGCTTACTATGGAGTCGTGAAGGTCAGATCCAGGTTTTAAGTTCAACCCGCTTTGGTACTTATAATGATAGTCAACTCCTGTGAAGTCGTAATTTCTTTTGCTGTTTCCTTGCACTGTTATCATCACGCTACCTCTAATACGGAAATCTTAACAAACATTATAATAGTTGTCAAGATGCAAATACGTATTTTATATGTAGTTATTCCAGTTTGCCACAGCATCATCGCCATAATCTTCATCAACATCATCCTCATCCTCTTTCTCCATCCTATCAAGCTCTTCATTCTCCCGCCTACTTGCTTTATCAGGCTTATTATATGTAAAGTAGCGTTCACCACTATCAAGCATATATATAAAGTCAGCAAAAGCATCCATAATATCATCTCTTTTACTTCGTGGAAAGCTTAAAAGTTGGGCTTCAAGTCCGCCAGAAGCAGCTTTATTATGAAACACAAGACCGCGTCTATAAAAAGGTACCATCATAGCTATACGATCTTCCTTATGTTGTCGCTCAGGAACCTCAACTATTTCATAATTAAGTCCTCGTCTAAACATCTCATTCCTAATAGGATATGTTATGAACTCATTAAGGCTGTTAGTTTTTATAGCAATAACGCTAGCGTTTAATCGCTTAGCCATGTCAAACGCTTCATCATAAATCCTATCAGGATGCATACGTTCTGCTACACAATCCCTAAAATATACCCTTCCAGCATCAAGGTTAAAGCCTACGCCAACTATAGCTGAAAAGTCACTATGCTTTTTAACAGTTTTAGCTGGGTCAACTATTATGATAGTTTCAATAACTTCAGAGTTATTCATTTCAGGTGACTCTTCGTAATACTTAAAATAATCTATCTTAAATGTGGCATCTTCAGTACTTATCGGCAGGTTCCTATATTCCCTAAAGAATACATCAAGTAAACCCTGCGAGCGGTATGAATCTGCGAGCTTGTGTAGTTCCTCAGATGATATAAATTCAGGCCATAAACTGTTGTAGTTATCATCACAAAGCTCAATATTAAGGTGTATCCAGTTTGGGTCACTCATTAGATTTGCAAGTAATGAATCTTCATGAAGTAACGTTCCCATTATGACTATTTTCCAGTTTTTAAGATGCCTTGATACAGAGCCAATAACATCAGCAAATAGCCATTCCTTCATCTTTTTACGCTGATCTTCACTTTTAACACCTTCTGTCGACTCTAGGTCGTCACCTAATATTAAGTCAGGCCTATAATCACCGTGAAGTATACCACGGACCTGCTGGCCTGAACCTCGAGGAAATACGAGCGTGCCTCCTGAAGTAACCCACATATCTTTTGTAAAAGTATCATCAATACCATCTGAATCTGCTTTATTAGCCTTTATAGGGCCGAATATACGCCTGACTATGCTATTAGACATAAGCTCACGCTTTAAGTTCTCAGACTGCATAACAGCTTGTGTAGCGCTATTGCTGATAGGTACAATAAACTTTTTCTCATGAAATAGTATCTTTTTAGCTGGATATGCAAGGTTCATTATTGAAGTCTTTCCAAAACCACGAGGAGCTGTTACAACTGCTTTATTTATTGTAGGGTCATCAAGAACAGCAAATAGTGGGTCGTGAATTTTATAAAATGGAAGATAGAAGCGATCAGGAAATAGAGTACGAGCGCACACGGCTGTCGATTTATAGCAAGCTTTTAATATACTATCAAGGTCAGCATTTATTATCTCAGCCATAATATCCTCACGGTATATAAACAGCAGGTCCCGATGTTAGTGAGCTAAACCAGACGGAACTCCAGGTATTACCATTATCGGTAGACCTATACACTATAATCCTATTATATGAGTCATTAGCCAATGCTACTATATTACCTCCCCCAAAGTTTACAAACCTCCTAAATGTGTGACCATCGAAAGTGCTAAATACGGATGTCCATGTCTCTCCATAGTCTGTTGTCTTATGTATTCTACAAGCAGATGATGCATTAGCTATAAGCGCTACACCTCCACCTAAATTTATAGCAGCTACAGGTGTGCGAAGTAAGCCTGATACAGTCCCTACATAATTCCAACTAAGTCCCCAATCCGTAGACTTGAGTACTTTATTATATGAATCTTCTGAACTGTAGTATGCGCTATTTAAAAATAATACTATACCATCTCCCATATCTAAAAAGTATGATGAGGGATTTGTAACACCACTATGTGTAGGGCCGTTATACATATAAGGCCATGTAAGTCCTCCGTCTAAAGATGTGTGTATACTCGAGCCTGATGGCCCTCCTCCACCAGAGTATATAATATTACCATTGCTAAGTTTTATAGCTCTATATGTATTAGAGTGTGGTGTTGTAAAGGAGTCCCATGTAAGACCATAATTACTTGAACGTAGCATCTTACAACCATTAGATATACCGGTTGTGCCTGATATACCAAGGAATACATTACCATCTCCAAGATTACTAATACACTCTGGATATCCATCATGTGAATAGACTGAAGATAGATTAACCACCTGCCAGTTTATTCCATAGTTTATGGTCCTATACACAAGTTTATAGGGAGTAGACCAATAGTATCTTGAAAGTAGCATAGTATGATTACCTATAAACTCAATATACGAAACGTACCCTGCTGGTGACTGTAAAGGTATAACTACAGATGGATAAGCCCAGTAAAATGAGTTAGCACTATCAACAGAGTGTACTATTTTCCAGTCTGAATTACCTATTAATATTATTAAGTTAGATGCAACAGGTATAGGAGGAGACTCAACCGGTTCACCCTCTCCAAACCAGTCACCTATAGGTGGAGGCTCAAATGGAGGAGGACTACCTCCTGATATAGCATTTAATAGTTGACTCATTAGGCAGCTATCACTATGGGATATTATAGGCAGTGACGTATTCGCTCTAATAGCATTAACTATATTCATAGTGTCGCTATACATAAAAGGCGCTGGTGTAGTTCTCGCCCACCCGCCTAGCCTTAGCTGCTTTATTATTGTCTTAGCCTCACACGTACTTAATGTTTCAGCTGCGAAACTATTAAGTGTTAGCACAAGCCCTACTGTATCTAACATCTGTACAGCAGGGCCTGGAGTCGGAATTGGAAGTATATTAAGCGCTATGCCTACTGTATTTAATACAGTAAGTGGTAGCGATGGGCTCTCTGGATTAGTTACAGATAGTGCTACAGTATCAAGGTCTATACTAATAGCCACAACATGCTCCTAATTAATGTTTATAATACCTTCAGCGTTCATAACCAGAGTAAACGTCGTACTTACAGGATTCTGATCTGAGCCGAAGTCCCAGTATGCTATCAATGGTGACGTACTTGGCGTACCAGTATTCTTATACATCACGGCATATCGACAAACGAAACCAGAAGCATCAGCTGTCCAGACAAGATCGTTGGCATCAAATACGCCTTCGTCATCTGTGTTATCGGCTGTTACTGTCTTGCCTGATAGCGACTGTCCACCAGCTGTATAGCCTCCACCTGTTGAAAGCTCATTAGCCGATATACTACTAAAGAACTCCTGTGTGTCTATATTAGGCGTGTATGTACTCGATAACAGTGCTACCTTAATATCATCACTATTAAAGTTTATACCGCCTTCAAGAAGTTTACGTTTAAACGTGTTATACGCTACTCCAACAGCCATACCTACCTCCAATTTAATAGTGAATTGAAAATTTCAATTCACTTGTTATTCAAACAAACGTGGTTGCAATCCTTTATAAGTGTATCATTAACATACTTTTTGTGAAAGCAACCATAGCTGCCAATACAGACGCCACAATATATAGGATAGCGAACGTATGCAGGTTTCTTCCTGATAGTCATTGACTCAAGTAAGCGTGAGTTTGCCTGAGACCACGTTACAGCTGGGTCTGCATCTATCCTAAAATCGAAATCGTGAATTACAGATTCCCTATGTGCTTTATTACCGAGTAGGCTGTATATCCAAGGAAGACGTGGCACGCTTGCGAAGTCCATACAAAATCCTCTCTTCACCCACGTCTCCTTGTCTATTAATGCTGAATAGTAACCAAGGTCCTCAGACAGTACCCATATACCTTCTTCAAGCGGGCAGGCACGAACTTCTAACTCTGTTAGAAATTTGCTTTCCATACTTCCTCCTACCTTGGTATAGCTTGAAGCATCTGTGTTAATGCTTCAACGCTTACAGTTGAACTACCAACACTAACTTTGTTATCTCCCACATTTCCTTCAACCTTGTCAGCATTCATTAGGAAGCGTGTATATGTAACTTGCGTTCCATCTTTAGAGACAAACTGAACACGAACACAGCCTGCTAACATAGCTGCAATTGATAGAGCAATAAATATCTTCATATCAAAGCTCCTTTATAAATCGACCTATGTCGAAGTTAATACCTGGACACGTCTTTGGCGCGAAGTTTCTATGGCCGTATATGTTTGCTCTACTTATACTATATGCTTGCGTAAGCCATCGTACAAGCTTTAAACCAGCTTCCCATTGTCCAGGAGGTACAAGTACTTGATCAAAGTCACCTACAAAGCATATGCCTATGCTGTCACTATTATGCCCACTTGTATGTGCGCCAACCGTATCAAGTGTTCTTCCTACTAATATCTCATAGTGACCATTAATAAGCTCTACACCAAAATGATAGCCTATGTCATCCCACTTACACTGCTCGATATGGTACTTACGTATAGCATTCCAGCTTACTGTCCCGCTATCTTTAGTAGCAGAATGGTGAAGTATAATTTTAGTTGGCCTAATCATAAGTCACCATGCAAATCCTATACCCATTCCTTTATTATGTATAACATAATAGCTATCAGCACCGACAAGTGCTCCTTGCCATATAAGCCTATACGGGTTAGGTAAAGCTACAGTTATAGCATTTTTAGCAATAAAATAAAGTGGGAAATAGGTATTTACGCTAGATTCAGATGGATGCTTGCCAAGTATTGTGTTCTTTTCGTAATACTTGTCAGGATGTCTTGCTATGTATTTTGTCTGCCCATAATCAAGACCTGTTAATACGAAGTCTGTTGCAAGCAGAGCAGTATTTTCAGGAATCCACTTCCAACTAGGTTTATTCCAGTCGAAATCGAATGGAGTTTCCCAGTACTTCTTCCAACTACCTGAAGCACAACCTGACACTAATATGACCACAAGCAGCAAAAGTATGCTACTTCTTAACAGGTTTCTCATCTTTCCTCTCCTTATTCTTCGCTTCATCTTCTTCCTTCGCTTTTGCCACAAGCCGATCATACTCATCCTTTGCTTCTTTAAACTGCTGCTGTAGTATGACACTTTGAGCTTCTATTCTCGCCAACCTTTCCTGCAACAGTTCGATACGCTGTCTGTCAACTTTATCCTTCTCAGCACCGAATGCTACTCCAGAAATCGCCACACAAACTACTGCGCACAACATGAGTTTTTTCATAAACTACCTCCTTTACATTATTTATTACCAGCTAGTAATCTGTCTCCAGCCACCATCTGCATATACTTTCACATTGTTATCATATGTGTTTATGACCATCAGACCTTCGTGTACTTGCGAAGGGTCGCCTGTATCTGTCTTTATAATTGTCCCTACAACGACAAGTTTGTTTGTTCCAGACTCAGACATCATGTGAAGACCAGCCTTGCCAGCAGCAGCGTTGATATCCTCAGACCAGAGTTGAATACCGTCTGTGATAACAGATGAGGGGGCTGTACCACTTCCGAAAGCAAGAGTCCTTGCTGCGGAAGTGCCAAAAGAAAGTGTACCGATACCTACATTGCCTGCAAAATAGCTTGGTGCAGTGTTTGCTGAATATATAGCCCAAGAATTTGTAACTGTCCCACCAGTTACAGGGCTCCCTAAATAAATATCATAGGCATTCGTGATCGTGCCTTTTGCGCCATACCTTGTTATATTTAACCCGTAGGCGTTTGTTGTCGTCGCTGCTGCATCTGGAGAGCTCCCGTGACCATAAGAAATTAATGAACCTGCCAGATTTGTTAGTGTGCCTGCATCTCCGGCTACGTTTCTTAAGGCGTCTGTTTTAAAGCTGTATGCAGCTCCACTATCAGTAACTCCTGAGGAAATTGATATGCTCAAAAGCGCATTGATGGCGTAATCATAGTAAGTGCCGTTTGTGCTTGCAGTTTTTCCGACAAGAACCCTTATGCCGTCAAGAGTCGTGTTTGTGGCTGTCTGAGCAACGTACAATTTATAGGCCGATGATGGAGTGGCGCCTATACCTACGTTTCCACTACTATCAATCCTCATACGCTCAATATTATTAGTTCCAAAAATAACCGGCTGAGCCGTTGTAGTCCCAAACAGATAAGGAAAACCTGCTGTCTGCGTATTAACGGCTACTGTTCCAGCGGAAAACCCAAATAGTGTGTCAGCTGATTGCCCAAGATAGAGATCTGCTGTCGCTCCGTTAATATGTAGGAATAATCCTGTTCCAGCAGTCACATTATCACCTATCTCAAGAGCTGAGTCAGGAGCGATGTTGTTTATACCTACAGCACTTTCACCAGTAAAAGTCATAACTGGTATACCAGAAACACTACGAGCTATATGGAGTTTGCCAGCCATATATCTCATTATTGCATCACCACTAACAGTGTTAACGTTAAATCTACCTGTACCACTTGATACACCAATTACCAAGGATTCGGTTGTGCCTGTGTGCTGAAAAAGCATATAGGGAGAGTTATTTCCGATAGTAATAGCACCACCGTACGCAGTGGTTGAATATATGTGAAGCATGGAAGTAGGAGTAGTACCTATGCCTATATTTCCGCCGAAGTAGTTTTTCGCAGAATTAGCCTGATAAATGCCCCATCTGTTAGTTACTGTACCGCCTGTTGAATCGCTGGCAATGTAGATGTCATACATATTTGTTATTGTTCCGGTCTTACGATAGGGAACAAGGTATATCCCAGCGACCGTAGTTGAGCTGGGTGTAGCCGATGTATTGAGATTACTATGACCATACTGGCTATATATCCCAGCAAGTATATTAAGCGTTCCATTGTCGTCTGAGTCTGCTGCTACATAGTTTCGAAGAACAGAGAAAAAGAAAGGGCTTATAACTCCACTATTTGTGTGACCTGTACCTATGATAGGGTTTACACACCCATAGAATCCCCAAAAGCTCTCTGATGCTGTTTCAGAGCCCGTATATGTAGTATCTAAGTAAAGAAAAATGGCTGACGTGTTATTTACGGGGTCCGTGTAAGACTTGCCTGCATAAAGACCATACTTAGCATTTGGCGCTGTTCCAAGAAAACCAGCGGTGTTACCGTCTGACCTGAGTGAGCTGTTCGCCAGTCCTACGCTATCACTACTATGATAGGGTATGTAACCGTCAGCGAGTCCGGTCAGCTTCGCCGTTACAAAGGTAGGACTTGCTGCCTGTTTTACACTTTGGTCAAGATAGCTATCAATCGTAGCATGTGTTAAAGACCCTATATCAGACAGGTTTGTATGACTTCTATTTGTTATCTGCGTGATGTTTGTAAGTGTAATTGTATCTGGGACGTCATCATCTACAATGGCAGACGCAGATAATATCCCAGCTGTAGCACGAACGAAGCTTGAAAATCCAGTAAGAGTCATGCCTGCAAAAGTTGGTGATGCGCCAGTGTGGATATCTTGAGGAGTTGATAGCACAATCGTTCCAGCTCCATTTGTCACGGTAACTTGATTAGTCGTGCCTGTTATATTATTCAGTGTATAGCCTGTTCCATTACCTATCAACAACTGCCCGTTTGATGGAAGTGTTGTCAGGCCCGTCCCTCCAAGATTGACACGAAGAGGAGATGTAAAGCTTTGCACGGTTGTTGACTGGCTGTTTACATTAAAAGCAAATAGCAATATAAATAGTATAGATAATAAGCATATACGCTTCATTACCTTCCTCCTATGTTTTTAAGCGACACTCCGAGGGTGTTTGCAAGAAATTCGAACTTTGCTTCCAATACTTTAAAGCTAACGTAAAAGTAAAGCAATGGCACGCCTATTGTTGTAACTATTTTTACCAACTCGATAACAATAGACGGCCTTATACTTCTCCTCATTTCTTTTATCTTATTACAGACATCATCCTTCATATCCCTCATCTTCATATTGCACGTTTCTTCAGAAACAAGTCCATCCATACATCCTGCAAGTTTACACTGCAGTGCCTGTCTCTCAGCCTCTTCTATTAGACCTTCCATTGTACCTCCGCATTAATCGACAATAATAACTACATTTACAGTAATCTTTTTAAGATTTTTAGGCGCACTCGAAGGTGTAAAATCTGCAACATATTCGACCTGATTGCTAAAGTCAGATTCATTTCGTGCCGCATCATAAGCTGTGGCAACCCAGTAATATGTACCTTCAGCTGTTATTTTATCTTTATATGTCAGCACATTCCCTACATCAACGACATCTGTATAAGGGCCGCCACTTTTTGTACCTCTATATATCTTATAGCCTGCAGCTCCGTCAGACGCGTCCCATGCTAACGTTACCTCAGCAGCTTTCGTTTGTGCGTGTGATAGCGTTGCTATGCACAATAGCAGCATTAATGCTGTAAGTAATGTATAAAACGAAGTGCGTTTCATAATAGTTCTCCTTCAATTACTTCATTTTTACCTGCTTCAATACAGGCCTCAACACTATCCGCGTCTGCTCTTCTCTTCAAATCTTCAATATCTTCCTTCGTAAGGTGCGCGTGCGTGAATTGACCTTGGATTACTTTCGGGGCTCCATATCCTGCCCGATCAAGCAGGTCCATAGCTACGTCAGCTACAAGCTTTACAGGAACATCAGGTGTTGTTATTATCTCCTCTAACCTTTGTAGTGCCACTGGCGATAGACGCTTTATTTCTGCCATAACATCTACAGCTGTAGCATCTGCAGCTCCCCTCATAACCATGAGCTGCCGTTTGCCAAGTTCACTATTTATCACGTTTGAAACTGTAGCTGTTGTACAGCCAAGGATGTCGGCTATGTCAGATGGCCTATGGCCGAGGACAGCAAGACGTAGTATTTGATGATGCCACTCCTGTACTTCCATAATTTGGTACTTCCTTGCATTCCCGCTAATATTACGTCCCATATATGACACGCCTCCTATTATACACAATGAGTTTAACAAATAATATCGAAGATGTCAAGATACAAATATGTATTTGTTTTGTTCTATTAAGTGCGCGTGTGCGCATTTTCAAGAGGATTGAAAATTTCAATTCACTTCATGTATTTAACGTAAACATTGAACGCTTGAATAATGTACGTAAATGTACATTTGTCTAAAATTTTGTAGGAGTGTAAAGTTACCTTCTTCGCGGGCGTAGCTGGTCATTTCCCCCTAGGCCGGCATTGTTTTATCATCGCCGAGGCCTATTTGACAAAAAATATGTAATGTGCTATAATATATTTGTGAGGCGGACATGTAAGATGTCGATCACAATAGCAACAACCGCCTGATGTCGGTCATACGCTATAAAGGCGGGTATGTACAAAGCGAGTAATCGTGGTCAAACCAGCATGAAATAAGCTGGCAAAATACAGGAACCATTGCAGACATGGTCTCAATATAATAACAAAAGGAGACCATAATGGAAAAACTTATAAGGAACGTAGCAATGGATGTTAGGTGGAGAGCCGGAGAAGATCCCGTCCGCATAAATGTGGAATTCGACCTTACCAATTTGACAAGGGAGCAATTAGCAGATTGGTGTGTCAATGCCTCTTCGTTAAGAGTAAATTACCAAAACAAGGTAAGGCCTAAAGGATTAGCACATTTGAAAGAGCTGGCGAAGACAGTGCAAAAAGTAGTAGTTCAGCCGTGCGGAACAAGGGCACCGGCTGAAATAAGTGAAGAAGAAGCAATGCGTGCGCTTCTGAAACGCAAGCTTGGCTCTGCATATGATTCATACGTATCTATGTACGATACTATAACAAGTGCATTTATAGCGCATTTTAGATCGTATATGGAGCAAGACGTACAAGACGAATAATTTCAAAGAGGCCATGTCTGCTAAAAAATATAAGGAGGGCAAAATGTATTGCGTAATATACAAGCATAAAGGTAAATTATGGCTAGAGTGGTATACAACAGAGTCTGCCGCTATGAAAGACGTGAGGAAAGCAGAAAGCGCTGTGATAATATATGATGCTTCAGGCGCTAAAAACTATGGACTCATTGAAGATATGATAGACCATTCTAATGAATTATAGGGCGCTATTGCGCCCTTTTTTTTGCGCATAAAGCGTGCTATAATAAACTATGTATATGCTATCATAAACCATATTGTATGTATTGTATGTATTGTAGGGTAGGGAATGTAGGTTTAGGCTATGTATTGAGGGATACCCCCCATTAAATGTTGTGTTTCAATTCTCTTGTATATGTATATAGAGGGATAGGGTGTATATAGAGAGGGTCT